CCGCATCCATGACGCGATCACATGCCTCTTCCAAATCGGCAAAGATCATGCTGTCTGCCTTTCCACGAATCGCTTGGCGAGCTCGAGCGAATCCTTCATCGTCACCTCATCACCCTGATACGTGACAACGTGATACCCGTTATGGCGGCGCGGATGACGAGTGATCATCCACTCGCCACGCCTCCACACATCCCACCACCGATCAGACCCATACGACCACTCACTCATCACGCCTCCTCCTCTTCTTCGATCATGCGAATCCTGTCCGCAATCCAGAACGCGACCGTCGTCACGATCGCATCACCACACGCCGCATACCGCTTAGAATCCGGCGCCTTCACACCAGGCGGAGCCGTCCACCCGTCAGGGAGTCCCATCAGACGCTCGCACTCGACCGGAGTCAAACGACGGACGCTCATCTGCTGAAGCATCGTCGGAGCCTGATTCGTCCCACTACTCGCAGCCTTCAATGTCGGACTGATCTCCTCCTCATACCCAATGCCACCAGCTCGACTACCCTGACCAGCCATAAACGCAGCCGTCGTTGTCTCCGTGACATGCACTCCGCGCTCGCTCTTCACCTTCGTCAAAGCCGGCGAGCACTCCACCTGCGCAGCAGCAATATCCGCACCATTGCCACCCTCCGGATAAACGCTGAACGTCTCCGTGATGATGTTCTGCGCGTGATGACTATTGATGCTCGGCTGATGCTTCTGCAAGCACCGCGCCGTATCAACCGGAGTCGCGCTAAACGTGTTAGCAGCATTATCCTCGCGGATGCTATAGCCCTGCGCCTCGACGACGATGTGCGTCGTGCGTGTGTCGCCAACATCGAACCGGTTGAGTGTGTTGGCGTGGTCGCCTTCGACCCATGTTTCATCATCCGTCATGCTTGCTGCCCTCCTGGATTTGCGGAACGCGGAGCAACCGGGTTGCCCCCCCCGTTGGTGATCACGATGTGATTCGTGCTCTTATAGTCGCGCTGACTCAACGTCCCAGCCTCGCGTTCTTCTCGCCACGCTCCGAAAGCGGCGGTGGCGTTGTAGATCCGGTCGCGATCACTCCTGCCCCCCCCCCGAAGTCTTGGCCAGACTGTTCGGAATACATCCGCGTCAAGGTTCCCGTCGGAGTCTCGTCTACTCGTCCGTGGGTTCCAACGCTGCCACAGCTCTGAGTGCCGTCTCCAACGCTTCTGGCAGTTTCCGTCCACGCCTGCCAGCCCGACGAAGTATCCCCGCCGCTGCTCTCGAAGAGAGCGCGTAACGCGAGTCGGCTCGCTCCTCGAGAATCATGCTTAGAGTCGGTTCGACGGGCAACAATGAAGACTCGCCTACGACGCTGCGGAACTCCGAAGTATCTGGCATCAAGAATCCGCCATGCCACGCCATACCCGCACCCGACCACTTCATCGACGAGTCGGGCGAAATCGCGTCCACCGTTGCTTGACAAGAGTCCTGGAACATTCTCCAAGACGATCCATCGCGGCTGCACAAGCTCTGCAACTCGGAGGAACTCAAAAGCGAGAACTGATCGCTCACCACCAAACCCCTTTCGCTTACCTGCCACCGACAGGTCTTGACACGGAAACCCTCCGAGCATGACATCCACGCTCGGAGCATCATTCATCGTCGTGATATCCGCGTAGAGCGGCACGTCGGGCCAATGCGCGCGCAGCACCTCTTGCTTCCACGAATCGTACTCGCATTGCCACTTGATATCGAAGCCAGCCCACTCAAAACCAAGATCAGCACCACCAATCCCGGTGAACGTCGAACCGACCGTGAGCGGCTTACTCATTGGTCGTGTACGTGTAGTCAGCATCGGCGCACGTTTCGCATTCGGGGTAGTAGTCGAATGCGTCGTCCTCTGCGTTGAGTTCCATCGCTTCGCGCACCATCTCATCCGTCATGCGCTCCCACGTTCCGCGGATGCCGGGAAAGTGAATCGCCGTCGGATTCGCTTCGTACTCTGAGCGAAGCGTGTTGCCTGCATGAGCAAGACACGTGCATCGACCATCGTCGTGCAGGAAGATGATGTCGGTTTCGGTGGTGGTCGTCATGGCTGCTTCTCCTTGAGTGGTGGTTGCCATGCACGAAAGATAGGGGTAAACCATCCCCGTGTCAAGTGCCTAGACACAATCCGTGTAGAGCAACCGGAAGCATTCGTGTATGGTTCGGCTTTCCACTACAGCCCGACACGCCTAGGAGGCACATAGTCATGGCAAACATCGTTAGCGCAGATGAGATCCTCGCAGGAGGCGGCGGCGTCTACCTCGACAAGGACGACAAAGCCGCACTCCACACCGAACAGCGCCCGTTCTACATCACGAGCGCGATCGCAGAGCAGGAAGGCAACTACGGCGTCCAGACGATCTTCACGATCAAGGAGAAGGGCAAGGACGAAGCGCGCCTCGCCTTCCAGGCATCTGCGTCGCGGATTGAGCAGGCGAAGCGGATCAGCGTCGCCGTTGCGAATGGCGCGGATGCCGTCGGCCCGTTCTACCTCGGACGCTGGGAATCCAACGGCAGGTCTGGTTGGCAGCTCACGAACGCGCCGACCACGCCACTCGTCATCAACGACACCACGACGCAGACGCCGGCGACGGCGCCCGTGATGAGTGTCGCGCCGACGACCGACGACGATATCCCGTTCTGATGAGTCTCGTCCCGTACGTTCCTCCCGCGAACATCACGCAGTTGCGGGGACTCGCAGAGCATGGCGAACTCATCACGCTCGACGGTGAGATCCTGCCGGTAGCGGATGCGTCGAATGATGATCTCGTAGCGTGGGGACTCGTCGCGCAGCACCTTCGTGATCTTGCACGCATGATCAGCACAAGCGTGGAGCCAGAGCTCGGGACGCGGATTCACGCGATCGCTGGGCCGATCATCACGGAGTACGGATCGGCGCGAGAGAGCATCAGCCGCTCGAGCGTCAGCGGTGTCGCGTCTCAGCGGATCCGCGAGATCATGGAATCGTGCGCTGCTGATGGCATGATTCCGTGGGAAGCCGTCGATAACATCGCGCCACTCCAGGCGCACGTAACGCCGGCAAAGATTCAGAATTACATCGAAACGTGTCCCGGCGGTCTTGCTGACGAGCTCGAGAAGCATCTTCCGGAGAAGCGACGCACGATCAAGCTCGAGCAGACGGCGGTCTAGTGATGGGGGAGGCTCGGTCTGGGATCATCATCGGCCTAGACACGAGCCTCCTCCGCACCGCGTACGCCATCATCGTGGATGATGAGCTCCTCGCGTTTGGCACACTCCATACCAAAGAGGGCTTGGCGGATCGGCGTGATGCGTGGAAACTGATTCGTGACGAGGCGCGCCGCATCGAACGAATCACACACACTCATACGCGAGCCGTCGTCATCGAAGACGCATGGCTCGGCCCTAATCGCCTCGGCAGCCTCAACCACGCGCGCTGTGTCGGCCATGCCGAAGCCTTCGCAATCCACGCCTTCCCCTACGCGCTGATCGAGCGCGTCATGCCACAATCATGGCGCGCACTCCTCAACCTCCCAAAGAAGGGCAAAGAGGGCGCTATGCGATATTCCGAACGAGTATGCGAGATATCGACCAGGCAGAGTGGCTGGGCAGGCGAGCTGGATCAAGACTCGGCGGATGCCATCTGTATTGCATACGCAGCACGCGAAGCGTATAGTGCGGACTCCTTGCAGGACTAAACCCCGATGAGCCGAACCTAGTCGGCACCACTACCAGAGGGAGGCTCACAATGAGCAACACAACGACAAAGCCCAAGCCGACGAGCGAGCCGTGCGGCGAGTGGGAATGGACGACCGAGCAGATCGAACGCCGTAACGCGCGCGATCGTATCCTCGCTCGAGAGGTCGGCATTGAGATTGGCAGGCGCCGCGAAGCCGTCAAGCACGAGAAGCGCGCCGCGAAGAGCTTCACGCGCGGAATCTTCATCGGCATCGCCCTCGTCATCATCGTCTACCTGATCGGACTCGCAGGCGCCGACTATGCGAACGCGAAGACAATCCGCATCGGCTCGGGCGACGCATCGCAGCGCGTCACCTACAAGCCGCACAAGACGGATCTTCCACCCGGCTGGCGCACGTTCCTCGAGATCTGCAAGCGAGAACAGCCAGCGAAGGGTTGGGGCTGGGCAGCCGTCGCCTGGAAGCAGACGCACAATCACTCCTTTGTCGGCGGATGCGGACTCACGCTCGCCAACTTTGCAGAGATCCGTCATCACTCATGGCCGGCAACCATGAATCTTCTCACTCCGCGCGATCAGCTCTGGGCATCATTCTGGTTGTATTGGAAGCACGCACGCATCGGACAAGACATGCTTGGCTCATACGAGGCGGGACAACGCTACGGCTCAACCGTCTGGGAAGTACACACACAATTCGGGTTCTGGGGATTCGCAGCGGATGGGAAGACGCGCGCATGAACATCAGCGAAGAGATAACGCTCGGACGAATGAAAGCATCGTACGAAGTTGGCAACATTCGCGGAAAGCATGATGCGGAGAAGCAGGCACGCACCGAAGCGTTCGGCGCGATTCGACGCGCCGCCGAAGTCGCGCGCTACCACGACGCAAAAGCGCAAGCCGAGAAGGAAGCGCACCCAGACCAATGGCACTACTGCGAATGGGACTACTACCTCCACGACGAAGCGAGAAACGCCATCCGCGCAGCCATCCGCGCCGCGATCGGATCAGACAAGCCATGAACGCAGACACACTTCTAAACCTTCTCGTCTGGGGACTCGTACTCCTCGCCATCATCACCATCCTCCTGGAGTACCTTCGTGACCGCCGCAACTGAACGCCTCCGCATCCTCCGCATCCTCATCACCGAGCGGCGAGCAATCGAACGCGACATCGCAGCGAACATGCACAATCCGCGACGACTACTCCACCTCGGCACACAACGCAACACGATCCTCAAGCTCCAAGACAGGATCACTCATGACGCTTGAATCCCTCGGCGGAGCCATCCTCCTCGTCATCCTCGTCATCATCCTCACCAAAGGAAACTTCTAAATGAGCATCGAAACACTCAAAACCACGCTCGGCAACAAAAAGTACCTCGAAGACATCATCGTCGACATCCTCGCGACGAACACGATGTACACCGACGAGACACAAGCACGCACAATCCTCGCACGCATGAACCGCTCCTACAGTCACGTCATCATCGACGGCACCGACTACATCCTCGTCCCCGCAGCGCAGAAGAACCCGGCACCCGTCACACCGATCCGAAAGGCAGCCTAAATGCTCATCAGCGAGCTCCGCAACAAGCGTGACGTATGGCCCGTCATCGCCGAACACATCCCACAAGCAATCAATCGGTGCCACACCGCCCTCGATCAAATCATCGAAAACCCGGAACTCATGCAACACCTCGAGCGGAAGTTCCGCAAAGGCGAAGCCGAACACGGCGGCAAATGGATCACCCACGCCGACTCGACCTGGCTCATCGCAGAAGCAGCCGAAGAAATCCTAGACTTCATCCTCTACAACGCCATGTACCAAATCCACACACAAGCCATGAACGAAGAGACCGGCGTATGAGTCCGCGCGACATCGCAGAAGAACACGAGCGATACAAGCTCGCCCTCGAGCAGATCGAACGGATGAAGCGCACACCACGCGCCTACCGACACACCAAGTTCGGTGACCTCATCAAAATCGCGCAGCAGGCGCTCCAGATCGATGAGTGAAATACTCACACCCTTCCTCGACGACTATGACGTACTCGTCTACGCCGGCGACTGCATCGAAGTCATGGCGCGAATGCCCGAAGCATCCGTCGACGCGATCGTCACCGATCCGCCCTACGGCCTCGAGTTCATGGGACGAGACTGGGACGGCTTCGGCACGCTCATCGGATTCCAAACATGGACACAGAGCTGGGCGCGCGAAGCCCTCCGCATTCTCAAGCCTGGCGGTCACCTCCTCGCCTTCGCCGGCACGCGCACCTACCACCGCATGGCGTCAGGCGTCGAGGATGCTGGCTTTGAGATCCGCGATTGCATCGCATGGATGTACGGCAGCGGATTCCCCAAATCACTCGACGTAAGCAAAGCGATCGACAAAGCCGCAGGCGAAGAACGCGAAATCGTCGGCGAGGGTCCATATTCTGAGCGCCGACCACGCCTCCTGGTGAAAGCGCAGAACACATACCAAGACGGCGTAGGAGATTACGCGTCGTCTCTAATCACCGCACCAGCAACCACCGAAGCCGAAGCGTGGAATGGTTGGGGTACAGCTCTCAAGCCCGCGTTCGAGCCTATCGTCGTCGCTCGCAAACCGCTAATCGGAACGGTAGCGGCCAACGTCCTCGAGCACGGCACAGGCGCGCTGAACATTGACGCATGCCGAATCGGAACATCTAAAGACGTTCCTGCAAGCTCCAGCGACCGCATGGGAGCGCACGGAATCTATAACGGAGGACTCAACGCGCTAAATGAGCGATCCGGCATGGATCCGAACGTCGGCCGTTGGCCTGCGAATATCGCCCTAGACGAAACCGCCGCCGCCATGCTGGATGAGCAGAGTGGCGAAGGAGTCAGCAAACGCGCACCACGAGGATCAGGCAAAAGCGAGACAGCGACTTACGGCGTCTGGGGATTGGCCGACGATGACACGCGAGGACATAACGACACCGGCGGCGCGTCGCGTTTCTTCTACACCGCCAAAGCATCCCGACAGGATCGTAACGCTGGCGGACTAGCCGACAACACGCACCCCACCGTCAAGCCCACCGAGCTCATGCGATGGCTCATCCGGCTCGTCACACCACCCGGCGGAATCATCCTCGATCCATTCGGCGGCAGCGGTAGCACCGGACTGGCCGCTCGAGCCGAGAATACGCGCTGCATCCTTATCGAACGCGAAGACGAATACCTTCAGATTATTCGTGATCGCCTCGCACAACTAAACCTATTCACGGAAGAACACATGTGAACCACCACCACACCACCACTACACCAGCAGCTCAAGCAGCGTTCGACTACATCAATGAGAACGCTTGGGTCTTGTGCGCCGTCAATCCTGACAAGCGCCCCATAGGCTCCTGGAGCGTCGGCGGCACAAACCGGTACGACTATCGCAACGCCGAAAACCTCTTCGCCACCAACGCACAAGCATTCGGCATCATCGCCGGCCCATCAAACCTCATCATCATCGACCTCGACAATGAGGACGCAATCCGCGCATGGGCAACACGCTTCGGCGTACCCACCACACGCATCGCAAACACACCACGCGGGCGGCACCTCTACTACCAGAACGATCCGACACTAAACCTCGGGCCGAGTACAAGCATCATGCCAGGCGTCGACGTACGCGCCGGCGAATCCTACGCAATCACACCACCCAGCACCACCAGCGGCGGCACCTACACATGGGCCAACCAGAACCCCATCGAACCACTACCCACACAACTCGTAGACGTCCTCCGCGAAACCAGCCAAACCGACCGGCGACACATCCCCGACGGCGAACCAATCCCCGAAGGCTCACGCAATGACGAGCTCTGGAATCGCGCCCTCCGAGCACTCCGCGCCGGACTCAGCCACGAAGCCACGTATGGCGCCATCCGAAGCGAAGCCGAAACATATTGTGAAGGCACACTCACCGAACACGAGCTACGCGAAATCGTCAACAGCGCACGCATCTACCACGAACGCAACGACGCAGACGACGAAACAAGCATCGAAGAAATCGTAGAAAACGCGAGCCTAGAACACACCGCAGACCTCGCCACCAGCCTCCAACCACTCGACGTCGCAAGCATGCTCGAA